CTTCTCTTATTGGTTCTAATAGATTGAATATTGGAACTGCCTCGATTAGTGGTGGACACATCGTTAGTGTTGCAATCACCAATCCTGGAACTGGATATACTTCTACTGAACCTCCTGTTGTAATCTTTGATGATCCCATCAGCTATAGCGACATTCCTTTAGTTTACAGTTCAACATCAGCTGGTCTTGGGACTGGAGCAAAGATTGATATTGTTGTGGGTCAAGGATCTAGTGTTATTGATTTTGAGATCAGAAATACTGGATATGGTTATGGTAATAATGAAACTCTGACTGTATCCATCGGAGGAACAGTCGGTATTCCAACTGACACTACTAAGACTTTCCAAGAGTTCCAGATTACTGTAGATGACATCGCAACTGATGAATTTACTGGATGGTCTGTTGGCGAACTCCAGGTTATGGATAATATTGAACAGTTCATCAACGGATCAAGAACAAACTTCCCAATTGAATTGAATGGAGTAGTTACTTCTATTGTCGCAGGTAAGGGATCCAAAGTTAATGTCCAAGATGTGCTTTTGGTCTTTGTCAATAACATTCTGCAAGTTCCTGGAAAGGGTTACATCTTTAACGGTGGAAGTCAGATTGAATTTACTGAGGCACCTAAGATTGGTGACAGCGTAGAAATCATCTTCTACAAAGGAACTGGTGCTCAGGACGTTGTTCTTAGAGAAGTTCTTGAAACTGTAAAACAGGGTGATACTTTACAACTTATTTCTGACGATCCATTCCTTGATGAAGATGTAAGATCTGTTGATCTCGTGACGGGAACTGACGTTGCACAAACAAACACTTATTCTGGTCCTGGCAATATTCAAAATACTGCATTACTGAGACCTGTAATTTGGTGCAGACAAACTGAGGACAAGTTTATTAATGAGCAAGAAGTTGGTAAAGATAGAGAAATCTACGAACCTCTGGTCAGTCCTACTGCACATATCATTAAGAATGTTGGAGTTGGATCAACGGCAATCTATGTTGATACCCTGAGACCTCTATTTAATGTGTTTAATGAAGTTGAAGATAAGTCCAACTTACTTTTCCAAGATAAAGTTAAGTTTATCACTCAAGAAGATAAAGTATCTGCTGCAGGAACTGCATTAGTTTCTGCCGCTGGTACAATTACATCAGTCGCTATCTCTACAGGTGGAGTTGGATATTCTACCGCACAAGTCAGTTTTGCAAGCACCGCTGCTGGCATCGGTATCGGAACCACCACTACAGCACTTGGAACTGTTACTATCGGAGCAGCAGGGACAATTACAGGTGTAGCGATCACTAATCCTGGTCTTGGTTACACTCAAACTAATCCTCCTCTTGTTCTGTTCTCGCCTCCTACCAGAGGTGTTGAGGAAAATAAAGTTGTGTCCTATAGCGGAGACTCTGGTGTCATCGTTGGATTCGGAACTACTTCTGTCGGAATCGGAACCACACAGTTTATTTTTGATCTTCACATTCCTAATGATTCTTTCCTTAGAAATGCAGGTCTTACAACTGGAGTTGTCTCTGCAGCGATCACGGCAAGTTCTTTGAGTGCTGGTGATTACTTTGTGGTTTTTGGATCAAACGTTGGATCAGCAACAACATCTATTACGGCACTTGATTCTTCCGGTGCGACAGTCGGTATTGGAACTTCTCATATAGATAATGTATATCAAGTGGCAAGTTCCGAAACTGTCTTTAGACCTACGGGAGTAAACTCTGAGGGTGTTGGTATCGGAACTTCACATATAACAAGAGTGTTTGTGAACGTTGACAACAACTTCCCATATGGAGTTGGTATTCAAACATCAAACTCTTTTGGTGAATTTAGTTGGGGTAAGATTCAACTTTCCTCTAGATCTAAAGTGACTTCATACTCCGCATTCACACTTGGCGGTGTTGGTGGAATTACAACCTCCACATTCGTTCAAAGATCGAAAGCGTTGAAGTTCAAAAATTATGACATCTAATCATAATAAATAAAGAAAAATCTATGTCCAATGGCTGCAATAATTACTGATCAGATTAGGATATTAAATGCGAAGAATTTTGTAAGTGGTGTTACCGCATCAACAAATGCATATTATTCCTTCATCGGACTGACCAACGCCACTGACTTTCTTTCGACATGGGATCAAGATCCCCCCTCACCAAAAGATAATTTTGATGAGGAGAATCAATATTGGGATTCGATGGTTGCTCTCAAGAAGATCAACTCTCAAGATGTAAGGCAAGTTGTTACTAAGAGAAGTTGGTCCTCTGGAACCACTTATGACATGTATCGTCATGATTATAGCAGATCTAATACTGCTAAAGTAAGTGGGGCTACGAACTTATATTCTGCATCTTACTTTGTTATTAATAGTGATTTCAGAGTATATATTTGTTTACAAAATGGAACGACTCCTGACACCCCGAATGGAAAACCATCTCTAGATGAACCAACCTTTACTGATCTTGAACCAAGATCCGCAGGAACTAGTGGTGATGGATATATTTGGAAGTATTTGTATTCCATCAAACCTAGTGAGATTGTAAAATTTGAAGCAACTGACTTCATGCCAGTTCCTCAAGACTGGGCAACTGGAACTGAAAATGCAGCGGTTAGAGATAATGCTGTAGATGGTTCAATCAAAATTGCTACCATCACAAATAGAGGTGCGGGTGTTGGTCCTGTAGGTGCAACAAGATATGCCAACGTTCCCATCAAAGGTGATGGAACTGGAGCAGAATGTACAATCGTTACCACTAACGATCAAAGAATTGATTCTATCACGATCACTAATCAGGGATCTGGATACACCTTTGCTAATGTTGATTTAGTTGGTGGTAATGTTCCAACTGGCACAACTAGACCAACCTTCGATGTCATCATATCTCCAACTGGAGGTCATGGTGCTGACATCTATAGAGAACTGGGTGCTACGAACGTTCTTCTTTATTCTAGAATTGAAAACGATATCGAGAACCCTGACTTCATTACAGGAAACCAAATTGCTAGAGTTGGTATCGTAGAGAATCCAAGAACCACAGATAATTCTCTTCTATCAGCAGATAAAGCAAGTGCTGTTGGTGCTCTTAGATTAGCAGGTGCAGGATACAGTTCTGCAACTTTCACAGCAGACTCTTACTTTACTCAAACTGTTTCTACTGGTACAACTGCTCAGGGAAGAGTTATTAATTATAATCAAACGACAGGTGTTTTAAAATATTGGCAAGATAGAACTGTAGCAGGTTTCAACACCGTTGGAACTGCACAAACGTCTCCAACATACGGATACGATCTAACCGAGTTTACATCTGCTCCTGGAACGGGTGGCAGTTTGACAATCACTCCTACTTCAGGAGTTGACTTGCAGATTGATTCAAACTTCAGCGGTATCCAAACCACAATAAATAGTAGGACATATAATCTTGGTCTTACTTTTACGGATGGTATTGCTCCTGCAGAAGTGAAAAAATATGCAGGAAACATCGTATACGTTGACAACAGACCTTCTATTACAAGGTCAGCTAACCAAAAAGAAGATATCAAAATTGTTTTGCAGTTCTAAAGAATTATGCCACAGCAGACGAACCTCAACGTAGCACCATATTTTGATGACTTTGACCCGGTAAATGATTACCATAGGGTGCTGTTTAAACCTGGATATCCAGTTCAGGCAAGAGAATTAACCACTCTTCAATCGATTCTGCAAAATCAAGTCGAAAGATTTGGTCAGCATTTCTTTAAAGAAGGTGCAAAAGTAATTCCTGGTAATACAGGTTATAACAGAATATATTATTGCATTCAGTTAGTCAATACTTTTCAAGGTGTTCCTGTTGCAGCGTATGCTGAGCAATTAGTAGGAACCAAAATTACAGGTCTTACTTCAGGAGTAACTGCATTCGTTGATAGTGTTCTTCTTCCTGAAGATTCAGAAAGAGGAAATCTTACTCTTTATATCAACTATCTTGACTCAAGCAGCACTAACAATTCTACTCAGACATTTAGTGATGCTGAGGAATTGGCATGTAATGAAATTATCACGTCTGGTCTTTTAGGAAACAGCACCATTTCTGTTGGTGCTCCTTTTGGACTGACACTTTCTAATGAAGCAGCACAAACTGGATCATCATTCCAGATTCAAAATGGTGTTTACTTTATTAGAGGAAACTTTGTAAACGTTGACACCGAAACTTTACTTCTTGATCAATACGGGACTACACCTAGTTACAGGATTGGTCTGTTTGTTAGTGAAGAGATTATCACAGCAGACTTAGATGAAACTCTTAATGATAACTCTCAGGGTTTTAATAACTATGCTGCTCCAGGTGCAGATAGACTCAAAATTAGCACATCTCTGATTAAAAAATCTCTTGATGACCTCGATGATGGTTCATTTGTTGAATTAGCAACTGTAGTAAACGGTGTTTTAAGAACAAAGACTGTTAAAGGTGGTCTTGGTGGAGGAGTTGGGTATAAAGATTGGACCGACGTTCTTGCACGAAGAACTTTTGCAGAATCAGGTGATTATTACGTGACACCTTTTGATGTCACCATGAAAGAGTCCCTGAATGATAATCTGGGTAATGGTGGTGTTTATAATCCTGGTCAATTTACTTATGGTGGTTCCGTTCCATCTGATGATCTAGCTCTTTACAGATTGTCTGCAGGTAGAGCATTTGTCAGAGGTTATGATATTGAAACTCTGAATGCTACTTATCTTGATGTTGACAAACCAAGAACGACTAAGACGATTGAAGATCAATCTGTAATTTACAATACAGGACCAACACTCAAACTTAATAATGTTCATAGAACACCCTCTGTTGGTATTGGTAGCACTTACGTCTTAAGTCTCAGAGATCAGAGAGTTGGAGCAAGTGCAGAAACAGCACCTGGAAATGAAATTGGTTTAGCAAGGGTTTATGATTTTAGAATTGAATCGGGTGCTTATGATACTGCAAATGCTGATTTAAACCAGTGGGGCATTTCTCTATATGATGTTCAATCTTTTACCACACTTACATTAAACCAGGCACACACACTTTCTGTTCCAACATTTGTTAAAGGACAAAGAAGTGGTGCTACTGCGTTCATTAGATCCGCAGTATCCGACAGTAAGACTGTTACTTTGTATGAAACTCAAGGTGAGTTTATTAAGAATGAACCACTCTTCTTTGATGGAATTCTAGATGGTAGAATTGCCATCGCTGCAACTGCTCACGGTATTGGTGATGTAAAATCTGTATTTGGAACCACAGACGGCACTACAGGTATTCATACTTTTAGTGCAGATACCGTTCAGTCGGTCGCTCTTGACGTTGGCGTTGCAAGAATTACCCCAAGAGATCAGGGTGGAATTAGCACAGTAACCAGCACTAATCCTCTGTTCCCAGGAACAGCAATTAAACTGAACAGTTTGATTCAATATAGTGACCTTGCATCAGTTGTAGGAGATGATAATGATCCCATCGCAGGAAGAGTAGTAAGCGTCGGATCATCTCATATTGAGTTTGTAGGTGTTGCAACTGTTACTGGTATTTTTGGTGGTAAGTTGCCAACCTCAAATACTGACGTTAACGATTTTAAAGTCCTAACTACGCCTCTTGATCCATCAACTGATAACACTCTCTACACACCTCTTCCCAAAGAAAATATTGAAAGTGTAAATCTTACTGATGCCATTCTGACAATCAGAAAGACCTTTAACGTTAATATTGCTAACAATAAATTATCAAGCGCAATCACTGCTGATGATAATGAGGTCTTCTTACCATTTACCCCCTCAAGATATTCTCTTATTAGAGAAGATGGAACTACAGAAGAATTAACTGCCGATAAGTTTACAATCACCTCACCTGGTGGTAAGAGCACACTTCAGATTAATGGTCTTGGATCTAACGATACTGGATCTACTCTGATTGCAACCATTAGAAAGAGAAAACCAAAAGCAAAAATTAAAGTAAGAAACAGAGTCCAATCTATTATTGTTGATAAGTCTAAAAATGTTGGATCTGGTATTGGAACCACAACTCTGAATGATGGACTGACTTATGGAAATTATCCATTTGGCACACGAGTTCAAGACGAAAGGATTTCATTAAATGCACCAGACGTAATTGAGATTCATGGTATTTTTGAGTCTGCAGATACATCTAATCCTTCATCACCAACTCTTACTCTGCAATCAATTACTAGTGCCTCCGCCACGATTGATGAGTTTACCATTGGAGAATCTGTTGTGGGACAGGACTCTGGTGCGATTGGTATTATCGCAGAGAAGACTTCTATCTCTGATTCTAAGATTGCCATCCTTTATAAGAACGATATCTTGTTTAGAGAGGGTGAGACTATTATCTCCTCTGAAACAAATATAAGTGCGATTGTAAACACAGCAGATGCATCAAGTTTTGATGTTTCTACTAACTTTGTATTTAATAATGGGCAAGAGAATACCTTCTATGATTATGGATCAATTAGAAGAAAGTCAGATTCATCAGAACCCACCAGAAAATTAAGAGTCTACTATAAGAGTGCTTCATACGATAGCACCGATGATGGTGACATTACCACAGTTGCTTCTTATGATAATTTTGATTATTCGTCGGAAATCGGAATCGTTGGCGATTCTGGAAACTCTGATATCATCGATATCAGACCAAGAGTAAGTTCTATTGCGACTGTTTCTGAGGGAGATAGATCTCCTCTCGAATTCCTTGGTAGAGTATTTACTGGATCTGGTGATTCTGCTCAAAATATTTTAGCATCAGATGAAAATCTGTTTATTGATTTCTCATATTATCTTGGAAGGGTTGATAGAATTTTTCTAACAAAAGATGGAAAATTCCAAGTTAAGTATGGAGTTCCTTCTGACAGACCAGAACCACCTGATGTTGTTGATGACGCTATTGAAATCTGTCAAATAACTCTCCCTCCATATCTCTATAATGTTGTTCAAGCTTCGTTGAAGTTTAACACTCACAAGAGATATCGTATGGAAGATATCTTCAAACTTGAAGATAGAATTAAGAATCTTGAGTATTACACATCACTCTCGATGCTTGAAACAAATACAGCAAATCTTTTTGTTGCTGATGCTGATGGATTGAATAGATTTAAGTCTGGTTTCTTTGTAGACAACTTTACTTCATTCAAACCTCAGGAAGAAAATCTTCCCATTAAGAATAGTATTGATGCTGAGAAGAAAGAGTTCAGACCAACTCATTATACAAACTCAGTAGATCTAATTCAAGGACCTGTTGTCAATAATGACACAACTGCTGATCTGAATTTTGCAACAATTGAAGGTAATAACGTTAGAAAGCAAAGTGATGTCATTACTCTTGATTATGCTGAAGTTGAGTGGTTAAAGCAATCATTTGCCACTAGAACTGAGAGTGTAACTCCATTCTTGATTAGTTTCTGGAAAGGTTCTATGGAACTTACTCCAGCATCTGACACCTGGGTTGATACCGCAAGAATGAGAGCAAAGATCATCGATGTTGAAGGTGATTATGCATCAACTCTTGAGTTGCTTGCAAGAACTGAGAATGTTGATCGTCAGACAGGTATGGCACCCATAGTTTGGAATGCCTGGGAAACAAACTGGACTGGAACTACGGTAACAAACACCACCAGAAGAAGAGAAACTAATTCTTCATCTACTTTCGGAATGGGTGGTTGGATTAACAACTTTAGTGGTGGATTTGGTAACCCTGCTCGTAGAATCAGAAGAACAGATACTAGAGTATTTGAGGAAACACTTCAGACCACAGTTCAGACTGGAGTTATGTCCAGATCTGGCACGAGAACTGTTGTTACTGAGCAGTTTGATAGAGAGTCTGTTGGCGATAGAGTCGTTAGCAGAGATATTGTTCCATTCATGAGATCTAGAAACGTCGAGTTCGTTTCTAAGAGAATGAAACCTCTCACAAGGATGTACGCATTCTTTGATGGAGAGGACGTAACCAGATTCTGTGTTCCAAAACTCCTTGAAATCAGCATGGTTTCAGGATCATTTACAGTTGGTGAGACTGTAACTGGAAGAGTTAATAGAACTGGATTAGATCAAGATACTGGTAATACTGCTGCAAGTATTACATTTAGAGTGGCACAATCAAATCATAGGGAAGGTCCTTATGATGTTCCTACAGCAACATTTAGAGAAAATCCTTATAACAATACACCATTATCAGGAGCATACTCTTCAACTTCAGAAATCTTGAATGTAGATACATTCTCACTATCTGCTGAAGCACAAGGTGAGTTCTTTGGATTTGTTGCCCCAGGAATGGTTCTTACTGGAGGATCAAGTGGAGCACAAGCAACTATCACAGATGTCAGACTCATCTCTGATCTTGCTGCTAACTTGACTGGTAGTTTCTTTATCCCCGATCCAAACTCAACATCATTCCCAGAATTTGAGACGGGTTCTAAGAACTTTACTCTCACAAATGATCCAGACAATAATCAAGATCTATGTAATACAATTGCAGAAGAAACATATACTGCTTCAGGAACTCTTGAAACCGTTCAAGAGAACATTCTTTCTATTAGAAATGCAAGAGTTGAGCGTAGACAGCAATTCCAAGAGAGAAATGTCAACCGTGATCTTGGAACACAAGTTGTTGGATCAAGACAAGTTGGTGGTTCTGTAAGAGAAGAAATTATTGGATGGTATGACCCTCTTGCACAATCTTTCCTTGTAGAAGATGACACCGGTGTCTTCCTGACCAAGTGTGATGTTTTCTTTGCAACTAAAGATGACATGGATATTCCTGTGGTCTTCCAATTAAGAACCATGGAAAATGGTCTTCCAACTCAGAAGATTATTCCTTTCTCAGAGATTGTAATCGCTCCTGAGGATATTACAACATCTGCAGATGGTTCTGTTGCTA